AAGCGTTTCTCCCGGTAACGTGAAAACATTTGTGCGTCGAAATCACGTGCAAGAGGTTCCCCCATACAATCGAAAGCATGGTGCATAGCAAGCTGACGCTTGAGGCCATCTTTGAGGGTTATGCCGTGAGCTCTATACCATGAATCAATCAGCTCTTTTAATGTGCGCCTGTCTTCTTGTGCTTCATTCCACGGATTCTGTACAGTGTGTTGCTCATAAGCCAGCGCCTCTCCCTTAGTGGCGAATTTTTTTCTTATACGCTTGCCGTTAGCCCCGTTTGGGTAAAGCTCGCAAAGCCAGCCGCCCGAGGGATTTTTCCGTACGGTCATCAGTTAACCTCGCTGTACACACCCACTACGCGACCTAATGTTTTAATTTCATCTACGCCGCATTCGAAAGGCACTTTTCCACCTGCAACATGCAGCCTTCTGCCAGGTAGAACCGTTAATTCACGAATACTCGTAGAACCCTCGATATCAACAAGCCACGTTCCATCGGTTAAGGCCGAGTCTTTCTCTACAAAAAACAGATTCCTATCAGCGCGGACCGCAATGCCATTCGACATCTGCTTGCTGAAAAAATTGGCGTCAATACTCAATGTGGAATCATCAGAAAGAATTCCGTCACTTAAAATGAATGAGGTGATTGTTTTTGGGTCTGTAGGCGAAGGATTACCTTCATACTGTGGGCCTCGCCCGGTGAAAAGCCAGCGCAGGCTTACCCCTGTTTCCAGTGCGCAATGCACAGCGAAATCATATGACAAGTTGCCTCGCGTGTAGCGGTTCTGCAAGGAACTGGGCGCAATTTTGAAGTGATTGGCTAGCTGCAATTTCTGCGTGAATCCATAAACCTCACAAATCCTGTTAAGCAATTCTGTGTTATCGAAGTTGGTATCCAACATTAAAATTAGCATCCATATATTGCGCGATACTAAGATTGGCATTAGTATGCGGGTTGTAAGTGGCGCATTGATGACAATCGCTGACAATCGAAGAGCATCAATGACAATTATTTATAAACTGGGAATCATGCAATATGGCTTCTGAAATTACAATTGTGAAAATTCCAAGTGAGATCGTATCCCCTCATGAGTTTGCAGCTTTAGAGCGAGTCTCTATTGCTACCGTTCGTCGTTGGACTACTGGCAACAATCCTTGCTTACCAATCGAGCCGCGCGTCATCAAGCCTGGCCGTAAGCGTGCAAGCGGTATGGTCCGCATCTACTACGCGCGCTTTAAAGAAGAGCAGTTGCGTAAGGCGTTGGGTCATTCCCGTTTTCAGCTCGTTATTGGCGCGTAATTCACATGATGTGAATTCTAGGGATGCTGCATGTTTGATTTTCAGGTTTCCAAACATCCCCATTATGACGAAGCGTGTCGCACTTTCGCGCAGCGTCACAACATGGCGAAGCTGGCCGAGCGTGCGGTTATGAACGTTCAAACGTTACGTAACAAACTCAACCCGGAGCAACCGCACCAGTTGACCCCTCTTGAAATTTGGACGCTTACAGACCTGACCGAAGACTCGACCCTAGTCGATGGCTTTCTCGCTCAGATTCATTGTCTGCCGTGTGTGCCAGTCAACGAGCTGGCGAAAGAGAAGCTGCAAACCTATGTCATGCGCGCCATGAGTGAGTTGGGCGAACTGGCAAGCGGTGCGGTATCGACAGAACGTCTTACCCCGTCTCGTAAAAGCAACATGATTGAGAGCGTAAACGCTGGCATTCGCATGCTGTCACTTACTGCCCTAGCACTACATGCCAGGCTACAAGGTAGCCCCGCAATGGCTAGCGCGGTTGATACCGTTAGCGGCCTCGGTGCTTCTTTCGGGCTCATGTGAGGTGGGTATGTTGAAAAATAAACCGTCTTTCGCATCCCTACTGGTTAAGCAAAGCCCGGCCATGCACTGCGGTCATGGATGGATTATGGGAAAAGATGGCAAGCGCTGGCACCCGAGCCGCTCACAAGCCGATTTACTGGATGGTTTATCTTCCCGCAAAAAGGAGGATTCATGGCTCTTGAATCTTTGCCGCAAACTGCGCCGTTAATGGCCGGTGAGCGCTTGGCCGGTCTCAATTATGTTGCTGAGCTGCGCGCGAAACACTTGGGCGACAGCAGCAAGGAGCTTGAGCGGTTTGTTGCTGATATGCGTGATAAACGCGATCCGCAACATGAAGAAAATAGCCGGGCTTTATCAGCAATTTTCTTTCTGGCGAAAATACCGAGCGCACGTCATGAGCTCAAATTAAGTGAGCTGACTACTGAGGAGAAAAAAGCGCTTATTACGGCGATGAATCATTTTCGCGCAGTGGTGAGCTTATTTCCTAAACGGCTAACAATGCCGAATTAACCCAACCCGAAATTAATGGCGTAAACCCGCCGGGCATTTTTTTGCCCGAAAACAGGAGGAAGACCATGCAGAAAGAATTACCAAAAATGTTTGTAGCCGAATCTGATCCACTTATGGCCGTGATTGATATCGCAAAAAAGGAAGAGCGTAAAGCACGCGCCGCTGCTGTTTCTATTCGCCTTGAGGCTCTTGCTGTGCATATCACTAACAAGCGAATGACATGCTTTGAAGTGGCTGAACTCCTGCGCGGCGAAGCTGCCCGTTATGAAAACGAATCAATGGAGCTGCATTAATGGCTAAGGCAATTGTTAAAAATACAACCTCCATTAAAAAAACGAAATTTTCTACACAGGAGCTAATTACGGTTGCACGGTCTGACCGCGACGAGTGGGCGCGTGCTGTAGAGGTGCATCCAGACTCTGTGAAATATCAGCAGTGGCTTCTGATTGCTGATATAGCGCTCGCAGTATTAACTGCCCCGCGTGATATCCCACCGCAAGTGCTTGATGCCATGTCTGATATGTGCGATGGGGGCTTCGACGCGCAGGGAATTTGGGATTTGTGCAAAGCCTCAATTATGCCGCCTGAACCTTGCCCACGTTGCGGAACTGTGTCCAGTCGCCCTGACGGTGAACATTAGTGCCACGCGGTAGAAAAATAAGGGAGTTCACAAAATCGGAATTGGCATGGGTAAAACGAGTGCAAAAAGTGCTGGATGCTTGCCCGTCAAAGCGAATTGCCTTTGCAACATCAGGCGATCGAGATTTAGCGTTATTTGACGTTGGACAATACGAGGAAATTTTTGAACGGGTCGAAAATACCAGCGCGGAGTTTATCTCTGCAGCGGTCGCAATAGGAGCTATATTCCCGTTACGCCTGATATTCCCCAATCAAGTTGAAAGCACTGCGGGGTGAGTGTGAGTATTTCTTACGCTTATCTATGGAATGCTCCTCGGTCGGCTATAGCCAGCCCTTATCTCACCTATGAGCAACAATATCGCCGCGATCGTAAGTTCGCGGCTTTGCTGCATGCGCGTAAAGTGCTGGCGCATCAGCCAGAATGCGTGCGATTCGATGTCAATCGCACAGCAACTGTGCTGGAGCAAACGCAGGGCAGTCAGCGAGCCAATGACTTTTTAATCAGCTTTTGCAAAAAGGCATTGCCGCGCCTTGAACTGGTCGCAAAAAAATATGAATGCACCGGCATCAAAACTAATGTTTCAAAAACTGTCTTTGGCGGACATTTTGATACTGAGCTAATGCAATATCTGGCATCACGTATGGTGAATTTGATAGCCAGATATAACCGGCTCGCGGATATGTCACGCGCCGATATTGACCTGCTGGCCGCAGACATCGCTAATTTCATCCGTGCAGAGCTGGCGAATATCGATGATGCAGGCTTTGGTGAATTCAAAACGCTTTACACCTGGTATATGCACGCCGGATTTATCGCACTGCAATTCAATGTAACCCCTCCCCACTGGGAAAGAGTTGCAAAGAAATTCTTCGACAAAAACGACATAGCCCCAGCCGTCATCCGCATGTTTACAGAAACGTGGTGGCGTGGCCGTTTACGCCGCATCGCTTCATCATGGCGCGAACATCTGCAGGTCGCTATCGGTAACGTCAGCAAGAAAAAACACGCATACGCGAGCAAGAACTGCGTTACCGACTGGCGCGAGCAGAAACGTCGAACGCGTGAGTTTCTCAAGGGGCTTGAGCTCGAAGATGAAGATGGCAACCGAATTAGCCTAATAGAGAAATATGACGGCTCGGTCGCCAATCCTGCGATCCGTCGTTGCGAACTGATGACCCGAATTCGTGGATTCGAAAACATCTGTAATGAGCTCGGTTATGTTGGTGAATTCTATACCATCACCGCCCCATCCAAATATCACGCCACTACAAAAGCGGGATACCGTAACACCAAATGGAAAGGCGCCAGCCCGTCAGAGACTCAAAGTTATCTCACGAATCTTTGGGCTC